GGCAAACATCTACGTCGTCAAGGATCCTGCCAACCCTGCTAATGAAGGTGGTGTATTCCTGTACAAGTTTGGTAAGAAGATCTTTGACAAACTCACCGCTGCCATGCAACCTGAGTTTGAAGATGAGGAAGCAATTGATCCCTTTGACTTCTGGCAAGGTGCCAACTTTAAACTGAAGGCAAAGAATGTCGCTGGTTATCGCAACTACGACTCCTCTGAGTTTGCTGCACAGTCTGCTCTGCTGGACGATGATGATGCTATGGAAGCAATCTGGAAGAAAGAATATTCCCTGGCAGAACTCGTCGCTGCAGACCAGTTCAAGGACTATGACACTCTGAAGAAGCGTCTTGATTATGTTCTGGGTAACAAGGGCACCCCTCGTTTCCAAGACCAAGAGACTGTTCAAGAGGAAGAAGAGTTCCGCGCTGCTAACCGTGGTGAAACCACAACCACCACAACTGATGCTGGATTCAATGATCCTGACATCACTCTGTCGTCAAACAAAACTGAAGATGACGACGATGCTCTGTCATACTTCGCCAAACTGGCAGAAGACTGATACAGAGAAGGGGGTCAAACGACCCCCTTTTTTTATTCTGCAGATGTGTTTCTAGTATTTCTAGTTGCTGCTACGTTACTACTAATATATTCAGAAGAACGACCATATTTCATTTCATTCCTCATATCTTCAAGGAACATACCAAGATATTCTGGTTTAAGAACAAAAATTTGTCTCCGCTTATCATTCTCTCTCACTTCATACACATAGTTACTTACAGACACAACTGGATTCAAGTCTGCGGTTGGTGTTGAAGGATTTGGAATTTTGAAGTTTTGATCAACAATCTTACCTTTAGGAAGAATAAGTCTACCAGATGAGTCTTTTACTTCAGTAGTTTCATAAAAACGAACATCATTTAATTTTGTACCATACTTATTCTCAGCATAATCATATAATTCTTTATCAGACAATGGCCACTGATCTCTCACATTTATAATGTTTGCAGTCATCATAACAACCCAATCAAGACCAGGGTCACCATAAAGGTATTCGGCAATAGTGTCTGGTCTCTCTCCTGGAGAAATTTGATACTTATTGAAGAGAGTTACTACACTTTGAAGGTCATCACGTAACTTAGTTCTTCTGAAAAGATTTTTGACCAGAACATAATCATTGGAAGAATTTCTATCTTTTGATTGTGATTGATAGAATATGTTTGGTAGTTCTCTGAAATAACTCATTTTAGTATCCTACTGTGGTGTCATCATCTCCAAGCAAATCATGATCTTCTTTGTAAATTGGATTGAGTTCTTTAAAGACCAAATCCATTTTGATGTGAGTTGGCGATCCATCATAGAATGTTGAATATGTATTAGATCCAGTATAACTCAGAGACATATTGGTTAATGCCATAGGTAAAAAATGATTTAAAAATGGGTGCTTTTTATTACCCTTCATATATTCAAGTTGGAATATGTATGGTGCACTAATAAAAACTCCTTCAGAACCATTCTTTGATGGCAACATAGAATACTTCAAAGCTTTAATAATATTTCTTACTTCAACTGCCTCATTACGATTTCTAGGGAAAAATTCAAACGTAAATGGGAATACTCTTAAGTTCACACCGTTGAACAGGAGTTCTAAATTTGGATTAAGAACCTGACCAGTTGCTCTGGAAATAATTGAATTACCAGTAACATTACCTCCCAGGGCACCGATTGCCTGGCCAGATATTGCTGCTACAAGTGCATCTTGTATATTTGCGTTACCTAAGGCAGTTTTTGAATCACCAGCAAATTTACCTAAAAAATCAACTGCTACTTTACCAGCTTCAATAGCACCCTGACCACCTTCTTTAATAATTGTAGATGTTGCTGCTAATCCATAAGCTTCAAGAGGATTCATCTTACCATCAGTCCAGTCTATCGCACTGATATCCGAAATTTGTTGCGGAATCGGCAAGACCATTTGATATATCGGTTTTTTCAGACTTTCTCTATTTGATCTTGATCCGGTTGACTCTGCTATTTTTTTTAACCCACTCTTGTCTACACCATACGTTGAACCATCAGCATTCTGACCTAAAACGATTTTATCATCTTTACCAACTTCTTCTCTTGTTAATATATTCAATTGTGCTATACCTGATGGAAACCCATCGGCAAGAGGTGCTTTATATTGTGCTACTTTTATCCTGAGATAATCCATATCGTTTTCAATACGATCATATGGATATCGGTAACTTTTTATTTTTGCTTTTTTGTTTACTGGTTTCTTATCACCATTTGTCGCCTTTCCAGTTCCTCCACCATTATCTCCATTAGCATTACCCTTCTCAGCACCACCATTTGATGGTTTGTCAGAGAACATTGACGGGTCATTATTAAGATAGGAAGAAAAATTGTCTAACTTTGCCATCAGGTACTTAGTTATTTGTCAGGTAGTAAGCGGTTGGAAGTCTCAAAGCATCACTTACTTCCGAGGGATAAATTTCGTAAAGACTACTCGCAATTTCTGGATAAGTGTATTTTCTCATCATCCTCCAGTGTAAACTAAAAGCGGTGAACCCTTCAGTTCCTACACTGGATACAAGCACCAACGGATGCTGATCGTAACGAATATTAGGAGTCTTTGCGTTATATATGTATGTGTAGTATTTATCAGGTTGAGGCATACCTTCAACAGGGTCTAATGCAGTGATAAGTGCCTGCATTATATCAGTAGGATGCATCCTCCTATTTCTTCTGCCTAAACTGTCAACAACTCCACGAATTCTGTTGACGTTTTCATCAGTGTCTGTCGGTCTGTCTTCTTCTTCACGAATATCTTTCCTGACACCATCATCGTAAACATTGGAACCTACTTCAATATCTGGATCATTACTAGAAGTTACTTCACCAGTCTCATAGACGTAGAAATACTTTTTACCAAGTCGTCCACCAGATTTGATGTTCCTTGCCATTACTTGATACCTAGTTCTTTTTCAGTGAAGACCTTAAAGATATATCCTCTGTCTTTACACCATTCTGATGCTGCTTCCCACTTTGCTTGATTCTTGGCATATTCATATGCCTCACGAAGATAACCTTTTGTTTGCTTCTTAGGTTTTGATGGCGGAGAACACTGCCTTTTAGGTTTGATTTCAATAATCATCTTCTTGATTCTACCCGTGGATTCTTTTACTTTGATGTAAAAGTCTGGAAAGTAACGATGCACTCTGCCATCAACAGGTGATCTGTAGGGTAAGACTATTTCTTCACTACCCCACTCAAGAATATTCTCATTCAAATCACAGTAAACCATGAACTTGCGCTCCCAGAGGGAACGGTATACAATGTTTGTAGGGTCTCCCTTATACTTTCTAGGATGCGACGGTGAATATTTACCCTTATATGCCATCTAAATAATAATAACAGAATCATATTAGGTATTTAGAGTGGTAAGACCTCGCAGAATATCAGACTTCAAACCAACTTTCACCAATCTCGCACAGACATCTCATTACCAGGTGATGTTTGCTGGTCTACCTCGCTTGTTGAGACAGCACCTCAAAGTCAGAGGTCTCAATGGCAGATTTCTTGCAGAGACTGCTGGATTACTTTGTAATAGTGCGGTTCTTCCTGGTAGTAGATTAGCCACGGCAGATATCATTGGTAATCATATGGGTGTGTCTGAAAAGATGGCACATTCTAGAATATTCACTCAAATTCAACTTGAGTTCTATGTTGACAGTGAATATAATACTTTGAAGTTTCTTGAGCACTGGATGGAATTTATTGCTAATGGTTCAACATCTAGAGTAAATCGTCAATCAAATAAAGATTACTATGTGAGGATGGAATACCCTCATGATTATAAGTGTGATGAAACAAAGATTTTTAAATTTGACAGAGACTATAACAAAGAGATAGAGTATAAATTTATTGGATTGTTTCCAATTGATTTAACTTCCACTCAAGTTAGATATGAACAATCTGAAGTATTGAAAGCAACTGCTACATTTAGTTTTGATAGGTATCTCATGGGTAAATATGATAGTTTCTCTGTAGCTAAAGGTAGATCTGGAAATAGACAACCAGACAAGATAAGGAAAGATTATCTGGATGCAGATCAAGTTCTTAATCGCCAGAGAGAATTTGAAGGGGAACTTGAGAGAACATCAACCACTGAACTTCCAGGCACGACTAGAGACGGTCTGGATGGAGCAGGAACTATCCGTGAAAATAATAAGATCAATCTGTTAAATACTCAGAATATAGCATAAACAATCCTTGATATAGGGTAATAAATAATCATACTGAATAACATATCATGCCATTACCAAAGATTTCTACACCGACATATGAGTTGGTATTGCCTTCGTCTGGAAAGAAAATTAAGTACAGACCCTTCCTAGTTCGTGAAGAGAAGGTTCTTATTATCGCTATGGAGAGTGAGGATGAGAAGCAAATTGCTACGGCAGTAAAAGATGTAATTAAAGATTGTATCGTCACCCGTGGTGTAAAGGTAGATGATCTCGCCACATTTGATATTGAGTATCTATTCCTCAATATCAGAGGTAAGTCTGTTGGAGAGGATGTAGAAGTTCTTGTAACTTGCCCTGATGATGGAGAGACACAAGTCCCTACTGTTATTAATCTTGATGACATCAAAGTTCAGATGGGTAAAGATCACTCCAAAGATATTGCTCTTGATGCTGATTTGACTTTGAGAATGAAGTATCCATCAATGACTGAATTTGTAAAAAATAATTTCAGTGGTGAGGAGATCACTGTAGAAGGGACATTTGATCTGATTTCTTCGTGTATTGAGCAGGTATTCAACGAGGAGGAGTCCTGGTCTGCTTCTGACTGCACCAAAAAAGAAATGACTGAGTTTCTTGAGCAGTTAAGTTCTAAGCAATTCAAAGAAATTGAAAAGTTCTTTGAAACAATGCCTAAGTTGTCACATACAGTCAAGGTGAAAAATCCAAATACTGGTGTTGATAATGAAATCCTTTTGGAGGGACTGAACGCTTTTTTCGCGTGAGTATGGCTCATGAAGACCTTGAGTCATACTTCAAAACAAATTTTGCCTTGATTCAGCATCATAAATACTCATTAACAGAGATTGAAAACATGATACCGTGGGAGAGAGAAGTCTATCTCACATTCTTAACACAATACATTGAAGAAGAAAATCTCAAAGCACAACAATCTGGACTAAATGGCTGAGTTATCATCGCCAATACTGGGAATGAGAGTTAGGAGGAATAATATTCCTGCTAGCAATTTGATGGGTCGTGCTCAGGAGCAAGTTCCTCAACAAGATCCTCAGACTGTTCTTGCTTTAACAAGAAATCAAATGGCACTTCAGAGTGTCAACAATAGTCTTAATGGTATAACGGGTCAGATTGCAACCCTAAGTGCTTCACTTCAGACCATATCTACACAGATTACGAGGTCGAGTGCACTTGAACAAGCAAAACAAAATGAAGAAAATAGACAGCAGCGTGTATTAGCAGAACAGCAGTTAAGAGAGGGAAAGGAAGGTTTATTTGAAAGTAAACTGCAGAAAGCACTTGTAACACCACTTCAGAAAGTTGGTGGTGCCGCCCGCAAATCATTGTTCAACTTGGGTAGATTTTTCAATATCTTATTGATAGGGACTTTAGCAAATCGTATATTAACAGTTGTAGGTGATTTATCAAAGGAAGGGAAACTAAATCTCAACAATTTATTTGAACAAGTCAAAACTGATTTGGGAATTATAGGTGGAATATTTGTTGGAATCAATGGTGGATTTGGAATTGCTTTATCACTCTTAGGAAGACTAACTACAACGTTAGGTGGATTTGCCATAAGAAATTTATTGTTAAGACCAATAAATCTTGCCTTCGCATTAGCGGGTCAAGTTTTAACTAATCTTGCTAATAATGTAAGAAATTTACCAAAAAATCCAGGCGGAGCACCACCTCCACCACCAGGTGGAAATAATAACAACAATAATACCAATAATAATAGGAACAATAGGAATAATAGAAATACTACCGGTAGCGGTAGGATGCGTGGAAATTTATTACGCGGTCTGAGGGGTGGTCTTTTTTCTGGAGCATTTAATTTTGCCTTGGGTGGCAATCTTCAGGATACAATTGTTGGAAGTAGTGCTGCTGCATTAGGATTTTCTGTAGGTGGTTTGCCAGGATTTGCTCTAGGTCTTGGTGCTAGTTTTCTTGCGCCAAGTTTCGTAAGATCCAACTTTGGAACCATCTTACCCTTCGGTGATGCCACCATGAAGGATGTTACAGGATTTGATCTTACTGAAGCTATAATGGGTTCTGTTAAGACCGAAAAACAATTAGAGCAGGAACAACAGAGAGCTAATAATATTGTCATCAATAATACTGGTGGACAGCAACAACCAGAAGAAGTTCAATCATCGGCAGGATCTGGAACAGGTAACAACTTAATCTTTGTACCTCCAGGTAACCCCAATAATCCTTACATGCTGCATTCTATAATTCAATATAATGTTGGTGGAGGTGCTATCTGATGGCATACGCATATAACTCTGGTAGAAGTTTGACTAGTATTAGAGAGTCTTTGAATAGACTTCAACAGAGTGTTTTTTCTACAAGAAAGTCGGCGGAGTCAGTATCAAAATCTCTAAAAGAGAGTAATGTAGCGAAGAGACGAAATATTACTAATAGTGCAAAATTTTTCAAAATGAGACGAGAGTCTATTAGAAGAAAAGAAAGAGAAGCACTTGTAGAAGCATCATCACCTATGGGTGCGATTAGAAGAACATCTCAAAGTGCGGTCAGGAGCACTAAAGGATTTCTTGGTAGAATTATGGATTTTCTTGGTAGTATTTTAATTGGTTGGGCGGTTGTAAATCTACCTAAAATAATAAAAGCTGCTGAAGATTTTTATAAGAGACTTCAAGAATATGGTGCAATTCTCAGAGAATTTATCGGAGGAGTCAACGATTTACTCACTGGATTCAATACAGGTATAACTGGTATATACAATGGAATAAAAAACATGAATTTTGAGAACATTCAAACTTCATGGGATACTTCTATGAGGCAAATGAATGAAGGGTTGAGCAGAATAAATCAATCCACGGAAAAAGGTCTTGATATGTTGCGCGGAGATGCTAATGCACTTCTTGAAAAAATGGGATTTGATGTGAGTGATTTTAATATTAATTTGGGAGAAAATAGAAATGTGGTTTATAATGAGGAAGGTGATCCTGGTTTTATTAATCCCGATACGGGACGGTTCGTTCCTATTCCTCCAGAATCTGAAAGCACTGAAGAGACACAAGGCACTCCAGATCCTCAAGGCACTCAAGAACCTCCAACAGCACGAAGAATTGAACAACCATCACCATCACCAAATCAAACATCTCAATCTAATTTAATCAATATCGTACCTCTTACAAATCTTGCGAATATTGGTCAGGGGGATGGACCTGTTGGTAGAACCACTAATTATGGATATTCTGAATTTCATGGTAGACATCATGCAGGCATAGACATCGGCACTTCTGGTCAAAGAGGATATCATGTTGCTTATAACGGTTCGGGATCCGTTGTATTTGTTGGAAGTCTGTCTGGATATGGAAAGACAGTAATTATTAATATTGGTGGTTTGGACTTCTTATTTGCTCACTTAGCAGATTTTGATGTAAAGCAGGGAGAAAAATATAATGGTCAAATTATTGGTGAAATAGGTAATACTGGAATGGGAACTGGGATTCACTTACAGTTTGAGGTTAGGACAAAAGGTGGTGCTGCTGGTAGTGATGTTGATCCAAATCCTTATGTTCAAAATTTAAAAATTGGAAAGGAAAATCCAAACCCCACTCCAAGAACAGAAATCAAAGCTGGTGATAATTTAAGTTATAATATAGATCCAACAAATCCAGATAATCCTGTTATTCAGGCAAATAAAACACCTAGAAATACGAAAACTATTTCAGAACCTCCTACAAAAACTATAGCATCAAACAACATCATTATCAATAATAATACACAACAATCAAATAACAAGACCCCTCTCTCTAAAGAGGGTGATAGTTCAATAGCATCCTTCCCCACTACTAGTGTAAATAGTAATGGTTATGATGCAATTTTAAAACTTCAGGATTATAAGATAGGATAATGTCGGGAAAAGCAAGAGACTCTGCCTCATATGAGGTCTTTACAATTGAATCTTCATTTGATCCGAATAAGACGGTAGATATTCGTTTAGGTGTACTTAGTTTTAATTATTATGAGGACTTATTTTCGCCCACAATAACCGCAAGACTTATTGTTGCTGATGGTGGTAATGTTGTTGTGTCTAATAATTCAACTGATGGTAAACCTGAGTCTCTCTACAGTGGATTGCCCTTGAGAGGTGGTGAGAGAATAGGAATAAAAATTCAACCTTTCGGTGCCCCTAAAGGATCTAATTTGAATCCTGCTTTAGATTTTACCTCAGGAACAACATACTTATATGTTTCAAAAGTCTCCTCTGCCATGAAACAGGGTCAGAGAGAGATAATTGTTCTTGACTTAACTTCTAGAGAATCTATAACAAATGAAGTAACAAGAGTTCATGAAAAATTTCCTAGAGATTTTACAATTAAAGACTCAGTTGATTTTATTGTAGGAAATAAACTCTCTTCAACAGTTGAATCGGATCCAACATCTAATCCATATGGTTTTATGGGGAATATGAAGAAACCATTTAATATATTGGTTTGGTTGGCATCAAAAGCAGTAGATAAAAATAAAGAAGCAGGATATTTTTTCTACCAAACAAAATCAGGTTTTAAATTTAAATCGGTCTCAAACTTAATTGAAAAGGGTATTGCTTCTCCAAAAAGTGAGTACACCTACAAGTCTGTAGGATCAAAACCTTTAGAGTATTCTGATGATTCTATTTTAGCATATACAATTTCTTTGAATCATGATTTGATTTCAAAGTTGAAAAGAGGAATGTATTCTTCTTTCTTTGCTGAATTCAATCCTGCTACTGGTGGATTTTCAAGTGTTGCTCAAGGTCGCTACAGCATTCAGGATAAAGAACCTAGAGTAAAGTTGGGTGAGGACTTTGAAATTCCTCAAATTCTTGGTGCTCCAGAACTTACAAATTTGCCTAGTAGAATAATTTCCATGGTTGGTGATGTTGGAACATTGGAGAAAGACGCTTATGTTCCTCAAAATGGATCTACTTTGCCTGCTGTAAATGCTAGCGGTTTTGAAAATCAAAGACAATCTGTTTTGAGATATAATCTTTTGTTTATGCAGACTTTAGATGTTCAGGTTCCAGTCAATACTAATTTGGAAGCAGGTGATGTAATTAAGTGTAATTTCCCTAAGACATCATCTGATAGTAAAGAAAATGACCCTGAATTGAGTGGTCTATATATGATTAAAGAGTTGTGTCATCATTTTGACAATGAGCAATCCACAACCTCAATGAAATTGATTAGAGATACTCACGGTTCACCAAAAAGACCTACAAGCTAATGGACGATTTTTCTTTTAATACTAATTTTCTAGGTAGGGATGGATTTACCTGGTGGATAGGGCAGATCGCTCCTTATAAGGACGCTGATGAAAATCCCCTGAACTCCATGATTGATAGTAGTGAGAGTTGGGGTGCTCCAAGATATAAAGTTCGTATTATGGGATATCATCCCTATACTACAGCAGAACTAGGAGATGAAAATCTTCCCTGGGCATTAGTGATGCGTCCTCCAGGAACTGGAACTGGTTCTGGTGGTATGTCAAAGACAATTCACTTTAACCAGGGAGATACTGTAATTGGTTTTTTCCTAGACAATGAGAACGCCCAGCAACCTATTATTATGGGTGCGATTGGTAACTCTAAGTATGCTGCTAAGAATGGTGAAAAACTTCCTTTTGGAAATTTCACTGGTTATAATGAAGACATGAAACCACCTTCAAAGAAGGTTAGAACACAGTCTGAGTCATCAGATATTCAAGAACAACTATCTCCACAAACAAATACTCCAGAAAGGACTGTAAACTCTGATAATCCTGCAAGAGTTTCGTCCGCTGATGGAATTACAATTACAAACCCTTGTGGTGGTAATGATAGTCCTAAAGACGCAAAGGGAAGTCAACAACTTACAGATATAAAAAATGCCGTTGAGCAATTCAGTGATTCAGTAAAGAGAATAAAAGCAGATTTTGATGAAGGATCTGAATTTGTAAGGGATTGGATTAAGCAAGAAATTAAGGTTAGAAAAGAACAAATAGTCGGGCAAGCATCGCTTTTTGTTAATGGTATGATTACCGACTTTGCTGAGCAAGCAATTCCTTTGATGAAGCAGGGACTTGAGATGCTTTACCAAAAAGTATTTGGTTTAGTGCTGGCAGCAACAGGGTCTTATCCAATCGCCAGGGCAGCGGGTCTTGCAGCACAGCAGGCAATGGCAATTCCAATTAAATTTCTTCAGGATCAATTACCTTGTATTGTCAACTCAATTTTAAACAAGATCGGAGATACTGTAGAAAGTTTGCTTGGTTCTATTGTTGATAATGTTACTAACTTTGTTCAGTGTGTTGCTGATCAAACGATTGGAGTTCTTGCTAATGATATTATTGGTCAGGCGGCAGATGGATTGAGTGCTGCCTTGGGTGGTCTTGATAAGATTATGCAGTTCATCAACTCCTTTGAAAATCCTGGAGCGTTTGTTGAGAACTTGATGAGAAACACCGTCGGTGGTTTGCTTGGTCTGATTGGTGTTGCTGGTTGTAATGATGAGAAAGAGAAGGATGCGATGGGTCCATGTAAAACTATTCTGGGTGTTGGACCAGCATTTAATGACCCAACTGACTTGAGAGGTATTATTGATAATGCTAATATTGCCAAAGCTGCTACCAATATTGCCAACGTGGCAGGACTTGACTTTGAGGGTGTTCAGGATGTTGCTGAAGGTATCAAGGGTGTAGTTGGTGCCTTTGATATATTCAATCCAGATTCCAAGAAACCTGGATTTGCTAGTGATATAGGTGGATGTTATACTGGACCACCACAATTCTGTAAACCACCCACAATCAACATCTTTGGTGGTGGGGGAGATGGTGCAGTTGCCGCTCCACTTTTTGGATTCCCGGACTTTGGGACTGGAACAGCAAGTATTATTGATATTGAAATAACAAATCCTGGAAATGGATACACTTATCCACCGTTTGTTCAGGTCGTGGATAGTTGTAATCAGGGTTATGGTGCCATCGCCAGGGCAACAGTCAAGGATGGTAAGATAGATAAGATCTACATGTCATCTGTTGGAGAAAATTATCCAGTAGAAGAAGTAGAACCTTTGGTTGTGACCAAGGTTGATGTTATTAATCCAGGTTCTGGATTTACTGACGATGACATTGTATCTGATAACCTTGGAAATCTATATGAAGCAGACATAGTTGGTGGAGCAATCATTCGGGTAACTCCCATAAATACAGTAGATATAACTGAACTACCAAGGATTACTATTACAAGTGTAAGTGGTAGTGGTGCCGTTCTCGTTCCTAAACTTGGAAAGAGACCACCACAGGAAGAAGTAACTCAAGTCATAGATTGTATCGTATAAGATGGCAGAACCAAAAGTATTCACACAATCATTTGCCGAACTCTACGGTCCAAAATTTGGTATCTACGTCAATGACCAGCAAATGGGTATTGATGGAAGACAGATTTATCAATTCTATGGTGTAACAGACCAGGACCTTAAGTCGTCAATTAGATTTAGTGAGTCTGGTGCTCTTAAAATTCATAGTGATAAGAGTATTGAAATCGCTGCCGGTGAATATAATGAGGATAAAGGCGTTGATATTAACATCCAAGCAAGAAGAGGTAATGTTAATATCAAGGCAGACAGAAACGGTAATGTAACTGTATCTGGTGCTAATATAATTGTTAACGCCGATAAGAATCTTGATTTAGTTGCTGGTAAAAGAATTCGTTTGATATCAAATGATATTCAAATAAGAGCAAACTATCATTCTGTAAGAGCTCTTAGTGGAAATGGAACTCCTCTCTTGGAGCAATTCATCGGTAGAATTTACACAGGAACGCAGATAGGAACTGATTTCTTGAGTGGTGAAGTGGGAATTGATGGGTCATTCATCGGTAATGCTGTTGGTGGTGCCGTCGATGGTCCTGTTGGTGGTTTCGTTGGTGAAGCAATAGGCGGTCTCTTCTAATGTCAGATCAAGTTTTTAATAACGAATCAACATTTACTCAGAAGGCTGAGTTTCTAAAAGACGTATATATTTACGGAACGCTTTACTATGACTTTGTAGGATTCGGAACGGATCTTACTGTAGAAGATATTAATATAACGAAGCAGGCAAATATTGCCGACCTGTATGTTTCAGGTCTTTCAACTTTTGTTGGTGCCTCAGTATTTCAGAACACAGTTTCTGTAGCATCTACTGCGACACTCGCTGATGTAGAAGCAGATAGTCTTGATATTGATAATATTGATGTTGGTGTCGCGACTGTTCGTGATAGATTTGAACTTACCAACGAAGATGGAACACAGCATCTTGTAGGATTTGCTTCAGGTCCTCGTGCTGGTAGTGTAGGTATAGGTAGCACACTTCCTGAAAGGGATCTTGATCTCAATGAACTTAGGGTCACTGGTAACATTTTTGACTCCGTTAATAATCAAGGATCCAATGGATTCTACCTTTCTCGTGATGTAAATGGTATCCGTTGGGTCAATGCCGCACCTGATGCTCAGACTGATGGATTCTTTGTTCAAAATGAGGGTGTTTTAGTTGGTGTTGGTTCATTCACCACAATGAACCTGATTGGAACTGATAGTGGTGGTGATTTAGTTGATGCTACTGCTAATGGAACTACTGTTGATATTCGTATCAAAGATCATTGGCAGAAAAATAATTCTGGTATTCACACAACAGTCAATGTAGGTATCAATAAAGTAACACCAGAAGTTCCTCTGGATGTTGACGGATTTGCGTTATTCAGAAATAACATTGGCGTAGTTGGTATCGCAACCTTTAGTAATGAAGTGAGGATAAATGCTCCTCTTAAAGTACATAATAATCTTATAACAGGCACTGCTACAACGGCAGTCTACGCACACAACGCTGGTGTTTCTACCGTAGCTTTTGCCGCATCATTTACTCCACTTGCTGGTATATCATCATTTACTAGAAGATCGGGGTTTGCTACTGTTGCTGCTGCAGCCACATTTGCTCAAGTTGCTGGGATATCTACGTTTTCAAGAGTCGCTTTTGCTGCTACTTTTGCTCAAAGAGCAGGTATTGTTACTTTTGCTAGTCAAGCAGGATTTGCTACCGTCGCTGGTATCGCTACCTTCGCTAATCAATCTGGTTTCTCCACCGTTTCAGGTGCTGCCACATTTGCAAGAATTGCTGGGTTCTCTACGTTTGCTAAACAATCTGGATTTGCTACAGTAGCAGGAATTGCTACGAACGCTGCCAGAGCAGGTATCGCATCATTTATTGAGACTGTTCAGACTCTCACAGATCAAGAGTTTTTCATTCCTTTCGTTGAAAACTCTGTATCCACAGGTATTGAAACTGTAAGAATTGATAGTGGAATTAGATATAATCCCGCAAGAGATAATGTAATTGTTGGTGGTGGTCTGACAGTTGGTGGTGCTACCACAATTCACAATGCATTCAAAGTTGACGGGAATACTATTCTTGATGGATCACTTGAACTCAATAGCACTCTGATTGATATTAATGGTAGTGTTGCTACTGGTAAAACAGACTACAGATTATCTTCAGTTGGAACGGGTGTATCATGGAGACCACCTGGTGTTGAGACGACAAATATCTTATATGTCACCAAAGACGGAAATGATTCAAACTCTGGATTACTTGAGGGTGATGCTAAAGCTACAATTGGTGGGGCAGCAGCAGTTGCTCTGGATGGAGACACCATATATGTAAGACCCGGAACATATTTTGAGAATAATCCTATCGGACTTAGAACTGATGTTTCTATCTCTGGTCAGGACTTGAGACTTGTAACCGTTGTTCCTAACAATCCAGCAGAAGACTTATTCCACGTCAGACGAGGTTGCCTGATTGAGAACATGAACTTTGCTGGTAACAGTGTCGGGACCGGATATACTGGTGCCATGGTTGCTTTCCCACCACTAATTGCTAATCAGAATAGTGGATATGTTGCTCCAGGACCTGCCAATGAAGGTCCAAGCGGAAGATGGAGATCCCCATACGTCCGTAACTGTACTAACTTTGCTACCGATAGTGTCGGTATGAGAGTTGATGGAAATCTTGCTAACGCCGCATTCAGTGGTACAAATAATCTTGGACAAGACCTTAAGAGTATGGTTGTTGACTCTTACACTCAATACAATCAGAATGGTATTGGTGTATCTCTGACTAACAAAGGATACGCTCAGTTGGTTTCTATCTTCACAATCAACTCTAAGATTGCTATCTTTGCCGGTAGTGGTGGTCAGTGTGACCTGACAAACTCCAACTCTTCTTTTGGTGTATTTGGTTTATTTGCTGATGGCACAAGTGATGATGAATTTACTGGAATCAATACTGGTGCTAAACTGGCAGACGTTGATACCTTCCAAGTATTTGGTGTTCGTGATGAGGATGCTGCTGTCAGAAAACCATTTGATGGTCAAGGTGCTTTCTTCAAGATAAACCTTGATGATTATTCTGATACTGGAACAAAGACTGGTATTGTTACTGAACCTCTTAGAGTAATCAGAAGTATTAAGATTACAAATGGTGGATCTGGATATAGTCAGTCGGCACCACCAGCAGTTACTGTATCCGAACCATTTGGTCCAGAGGGGATTTTGGCAGAACTATCTGCTAATGTTAGTGCTGCTGGAACTGTAAGCTCTGTTGATATTATTGCTAGTGGTAGAAACTTCTTACCTGTCGGTAATGGAAACAATCAGCAGAACATTTCAATTACATTTTCTGGTAATGGTGGTGCAGCGGCAGAAGCAGTTACTGACCCAATTTTATTCACTGTTGATAGGGCGACTGAACCTACTACTAACACTGGATTATCCACTGTCACCTTCAATGAATTCGTTCCTTATTCTGTAGGAACTGGTGTAAGTATGAGTTTCCGTCGCCTCAGTCGCATCATCACCAGTTCGCACTCCTTTGAATATGTCGGTGCGGGTACGGACATAAATAGAGCAAACCCCTTCCAGGGTGGAGAACCTATTCCTGAGAATGAAATTGTCGCTATCAATGGTGGACAAATTCCATTCACAAGCACCGACCAAAAAGGTAACTTTAGAATCGGTCAGGGATTGGTTATTGACCAAACAACATCAACGATTGCTGGAAGAGATTTCAATAGAGCGATACAAGCAAACCTTACACCATTGATACTTGCCCTGGGAGGATAATAAGATAAGATGGCAGTCGCACCAGTTAATAAGTTTATTACGCTTGCTGTCCCTGTCGCACCAGGGGAGCAAAAACTTTATGAAGTTCCTACGGGGACTTCTGCGATTCTGCTGTACGCACAAGTTGCTAATGTTGGGGTCGGAACTTATCCAACAGCAACTCTAATTCACAGAAGAGAATCAAGAAGCACAGGTAATCAGAGAGATATTAGAGTAATCAAAGATATTGAGATTCCACCTAATGATGCTGCCATCTTAATTGATGGTAGATTAGTGTTAGAAAAGACTGCTACCACGCTTGATAGATTATACATAACCGCAAATCAGACTGGTATAGGCACAGTCTACGATGTAAAATATCACGAACCTGCTGGTGTAGCAACTGTCACAACCATGGACCCACATGGATTTGAAGCGGGAGATAAAGTTACTCTTGCTGGTCTTGCTTTCACTTGCCTTGGAAGCACAGGTATTACGACAACGATATTCCCAGATCCTCAACAATCTTATACTGTTGATAGCATTACTGATAATGTAGGAACCTCAAGAACCTTTACTACATTCGTTGGTGGTTCTCTTGGATACGTTCATATATTCAATCCTGCCATTCACTACTTTGTTCGTTCCAAAGCAGAGTCAATCACAGATAATAATGGAACAAAATATACACCAACCACAGCATCATATAGTGGGAATACTGGCAATTTAGTTCTTACTATGCCTTCTCATGGTCTTACAACTTCTAATACTGTAAGTATAGCCACGTCTTCTTTAGTATTCACTTGCACTCAAGATAATAATTCCACAGAGCACGCATACCCAAGACCCACAGATCCTGTTGCTGGTATTCAAACTGGAATTGGCGCTACGACTGTAAACACTATTACTGTTTATGTTGGAGTTTCAACCGCTGGCGGATTAGTCGCTCCACTTCAGATGGAATTCCTAGCAAGTATTCTTGAAAATACCACGGCGTAATAGAATATGGCAGACGCAAGAAAACCGACGCACCGATATCTTAGTGGTAGAGTCAAGATTGTTAATAATGCCGGTCTGCATACTGACCGACATCTTTATGTGTCTCCAGGTGAGGTAGAACCAAATCTAGGATACCCTGGAGAAAAAAGTGTTCCTCTATCAAATACTTACTATCAACTGATTACCATTCCTAATGGTGATACTTACGATAGATATTGGCAACAACAACCTGGATTGCAACCAGGTGGTATCAGTGTTTTTGATGAAGGAACTCTTATTGGTGTTGCCAATAGTATATCAAAACTTAATTTTGTTGGTGCTGGTGTTACTGCTATTGCTAGTGGCACTATTTCTACAATTACAATTGATTCTTCTAGTGCTAGAGTAAAAGTATCTGAAAACCCACCAACAAGTCCATCACCTGTAAATGGTGATTTGTGGTGGGATAGTGATCTTGGTGAGCTTTATATTTACTATGTTGATGCTGATAGTGCTCAGTGGGTAGAAACTTCTGGTGGTAGTGAGACAGTAACCATATCTGATGACGCCCCTTCAAGTCCAAATGGTGGCGATTTATGGTGGGAAAGTGATACAGGTCGTCTTAAAATATATTATAACGATGGTGATAGTGCTCAGTGGGTTGATGCCAATGCAGGTCTTTTAGATGAAATTTCAAGTGGAGGTAAATTTGTATCCACGAACGCTGGTATTCATACATTATCTAATGTTGGTATAGGAACCACAAATCCACTTGGTATTGTTAACTCATCAAATACCACTGTTCTCTCTGCGGGTATTGTTACTGCTAATTTTTATTATGGTGATGGTTCTAATTTAATTAATCTTCCTAGCAATACGGGTCCTCAAGGAGTCCAAGGTGCTCAGGGACATCAAGGTGTCCAAGGTGCCACTGGATCAACAGGACTAACAGGTCCTACTGGACCTCAAGGCGTTCAAGGTGCTACAGGTTCTACAGGTCCTCAAGGTGCTCAGGGACATCAAGGTGCTCAGGGACATCAAGGTGTCCAGGGCGCTCAAGGACATCAAGGTGTACAAGGTGCTGATGGCGCTGATTCATCTGTAGCAGGTCCTCAAGGCGTTCAAGGTGCTCAAGGTGTTCAAGGTGCTGTCGGACCTCAAGGATTCCAAGGTGTTCAAGGTGCTGGTGGTCCTGGAGGATCTTCGGGACCTCAAGGATTCCAAGGGGTTCAGGGTGCTACAGGACCTACAGGTCCTCAAGGTGCTCAGGGACGCCAAGGTGCTGTCGGACCTCAAGGATTCCAAGGTGTCCAAGGTGCTCAAGGTCAATCTGGTGTATTAGGTCCTGGTGGTCCTCAAGGCGCTCAAGGTGCTGATGGAAACTTTGGTGGCGCAACTTTTGATTATACTTTTGATATATCAACAACAGATGCTGATCCTGGTCAAGGAAACTTGAGGTTTAACAACGCAGACTTATCCTCTGCAACATTAATGTATATTGATGATGAGGATGACGGCGGTAATGATATCCAAGCATTTTTAAGAACAATTGACGATAGCACTTCAACAATTAAAGGTCATGTTAGAGTATCAAATAGACTGAATGCCAATGACTTTGCCATTTTTACGATTAGTGGAACAAATACTGAAGCAACTGGATATCACAAAGTAACTGTCTCATATCTTTCCGGCGCTACATCATTTAGTAACAATGAAGATATAATTGTCACCTTTGCCAGAACTGGTACAAAGGGAGACACTGGAGCACAAGGTGTTCAAGGTGCTCAGGGACGCCAAGGTGCTGTCGGACCTCAAGGATTCCAAGGATTCCAA